TGGTTATCATCCTTAAACTCACCATTTGTCTTCCAATCACCTAATATAAAAAGTACCTTATTTCTCTTAGAATCCCAGAATAAGAATGGCTGATCTATGGTACCAGCTAATCTCCACTTTTTTGAAAATATCCTCAATTCAGATTTTAATGGGACTAGAGAATGAAATTTCCTATTGTATAGGTCCATAAATTTATCAACTCTGGATCTATATTCAGTATCAGCATCGGGTAATTGCGGATCTAATCCACTCCAGAAATCCTCTATAAACTTATGTACTTTAGTTCCAAGTTCATTAGCGACGTCGCCTTTTTCTTTCCATTCGTTCAATATAACAGATTGCTCAACTCCACGCTCTCTAGCTTTTTTCTTGGACCAATATTCCTTATCAAATGGGGTTTTAAAAGTTTTAAGATACGTAGTAACAGAATCAAACTTTACACCATTGTATCTATAAACGTGGCTAGGTTCGTCAAAATCGAATCTATTGTCATTAAAGAATTTTAGTTTATCGTTTATCTCATTCTTCGCCTTCTCTATAGCTTCTACCATGGAAGATGTAATAGATTGGATACGTAATCCCATTTAATATAAATTAGTAATATTAAAGCAATTTCCGATATGAATCTAAATATCCAGATCCAGCTAATTTCTCTGAAAACGAATTGGTAAACAACAAGATATGACTCGTCATTTGTACCCTTTACAGGATCTATCCATAAAGTCAATATCTCCTCAAGGTTTAACGACTTCAGATAAGCATTTATTGGTTTTATTTCATTCAATACAAAGGAAGGTCTAGCTTCCTTGGGAAGATCATTAGACATCAATACCTCAGGTGGTAAATTAACAACTGTGTATATTCTATTAAGATAATCTCTCCTTAAATTCTTCCTACTCCATAGAGGGGAGTTAAGTTCCTCCGATTTTATTTGTTTAACATATTCTCTATATAGAGATATCTCCTTTAGGACTCTGAGCAATCTAAACATAACATTTTTATTATTTTATACTGGAAAACAAATCAAAGTTTCTCAGATGGTAATTTTGATGGTGAATTATTTGTTTTGCATCTACTTTTCCCAGTAATAATTTCAACAGATTCAGGACCAACATTTTTTGTTATCTTATTTCTCGCTCTTCTTATTCTGGTAGCTACCGATCTCTTCTTAAGATCATACTTTTCCGCTATATCCTTATATTTCATATTATTGATTTCCCTATCAATCATTATGTTTTTATAAAGGTCAGGAAGATTCTCTATTTCCTCTATAACAGATCCATATATCTCATCAAATTTGTTAGTTTCATTAAAAAATGAATTTGATTGATCCTCCTCCATATTATATGTTCCCCCAACATCACCAATTTCATTATTCGATGAAAAGAATTCCATTTCTAAACTTGTTCTCGCGTTATATTTCTTCTCCTCCTTCATTAAAAGAAGAGTTTCGTTTCTTGCTATATTATAGCACCATGTTGAAAAATTACCTCTCTCGTCATTATACTGATCTATTTTTTGCCATATCTTGGACATGGTGTTCAGGAAGGCATCCTCCGCTAGAGAAGGATCCTTCACTATTAAAAAACAGTGATTAAGTATGCCAGGTTTTAATCTTTCAAAGAGATCTCTGAATGATTTATCAGATTTTTGTTTTATAAATTCTCCCGCTAATTTTTGTATATTTTTTTCCTTTCCTTGCATATTATTGTTTTTTTCTTAAGATTTCTATTCCTGCTTCAGCAAGGAAAGCTATTGATTCTGGTTTTCTGTAAATTTCTGAAAATACCACTCTTCTAATACCTGATTGTATTATTAGTTTAGAACATTCGTAACATGGGGATAGAGTTACATATAATGTTGACCCATCGGAGCTTTGTGTTCCTCTCGCTAATTTTGTTATTGCATTAGCTTCAGCGTGTAGCACATACGGTAATGTAACATCATTAACCTCGCATATATTGGGAAACCCGCTAGGAGATCCATTGTATCCATCCGATATTATTGACTTATCCTTGACTATAAGAGAACCAACCTGCATTCTTTTGCATTTAGAATTCTTCGACCAAACTTGAGCCATCTCCATGTATATCGAGTCTTTTTCATGTTGCTTTGGTTCAGTAAATTTTATATTTGGGTCATCCGAATAGAACACTTCATAACTGATGGTGGAATCATATCCAGACAAAGATTTAATTATTTTTCTTTCAATCTTCCAGGTGGGTTTTTTTAGAAAATCCTCTGTTATAAAAGAGGTATCTCCGTGGATTTCAAATTTCATGGGGCAGATTTTTTAATATCTTACAAATATAAATCAAAAATACGGGATAAAAAAATAAATTTGGAATTATTTTCTAAATTCTTCTAGAATCAGGCCTCATTGGAGAATCAAGAGAAGTTACACTTAATGGACCTTCTAACAGAGACCCCATTCTACTGAGTGCAGCTATAATAGTATCAATATCCTTCCTTGTAATGGAACCTCCACTGGATGCATTATCTTCACTCTTTGGTGCACTACTACTATCTGTTGTTGATGCACCTTCGGTATTTGATTCAGTTGAATTACCGGAAGCTTCTTTTACTGGAGATGTCACAGGCTCAGGAACAGGGGCAGCTTTTTGTGCTGGTTCAGCTTTGGTCTTAGATAAAGATACATTCGACAAGGAGGGTAAGTTCTTTTTAATATCACCACCAGAAATACCAGGATTCTCAACGTTTTCCTTTGAACCTTTCTTAAGAAAAGAAAGACCAGGATTCTCAACGTTTTCATTTGAACCTTTCTTAAGAAAAGAAAGACCGGAGGTTAAAGAACTCTTAGCAATATCGGGTATATTGAGATCCGACTTATTTATTAGTGTATCTGCAGATCCCTTTAGAGTTCCAGTTAATTTATCCTTTAATCCACCACCTAATAATCCAGAAGCCCCGGATTCTATTTTTCCAGCTACACCCTTAATATTATCTTTAGAGAATGTCTTAGAAAAAAGACCTGGTTTTTTCTCAACCATCTCCGGAGAATTCTTACTAGTCTCTAAATTGGAAGATTCGTCTTTTTTTGGTATTTCGGATTTACCAGAAACTATACTTTCGGGTTTAGTAACAACCTTAGGTTCAACGGAAGATAAACTTTCAGATTTATTAGCTGGTTTACCTAGCTTTGCTATATCCTCCTTAGTAAAAGTTTTTTGTTCGCTCTTAATCCTATAGTTTTCTATATAATACTCAAGTTCATCATTAAGTTCATCCGGATCCGAATAAAAAACGGGATCCTCACTTAAAAGTTGACTTCTCTTCTCATCAATCTCCTCCTTGGATGGATACTTGGTACCATTTTTTTTCTTAAGCTTGTCGTTGATCGATGAAGGCTTCTCTGATAATATTGCTTCAGTCTTATCATTAGGTATAACAGTAGTATCTTTAGGAAGTTTAGCAATTTCAGGACCTCCCTCGCCCACAAGATAAGCTCCAGGAATTTCAACCTTACCACCACTCTTAAATCCACCAAGTATACCCTTCCCTATGTTCCCAACAGACCCAGATATAAAATCCTTAACACCAGAGCCGGAGGTAAGGTTCTTAGCCATCCCGCCAAGATCCATATTTTTAAGATCGGAAACTCCCTTAAATGATTCAGTTATTCCCTTTACATCAAATCCTTTCAGACCCTCAGTTATACCTTTGAAATCAAGTCCCTTTAATCCCTTTTCAAGTCCTTTGAAATCAAGGCTTTTAATGCCATTTTCAAGGCCTTTAAAGTCCAACTTATCTATACCCTTTAATCCATCTTTAAGTCCCTTAAATTCATCCTTAAGTCCCTTAAAATCGAGGGATTTTAATCCCTCCGCTATCTTTGCTGCATCCTTTGATTCAGATGGAGCTTTACTTTCAACAGAATCAGCTTTTACTAGATCCTTATTAACGGTTGTATTCTTTTTTACCTCACCAGAAAGTTTATCTATGTTTCTGCTAAGATCTAGTAATTGAGAAATAAGTTTTGGGTCGGTAGCCATTTTATGTTTATTCTATATATTTTAAAATTTACTTGGAAAAATTAAATAGTTGTTTAAGACCTTCACTTTCCTGATTCTCCAGATTTTCCGCTTCAATCTTTTTATTTAGATTAGCAAGAAATATTTGATACTCGTAATACGGAACATTCTCAACCCAATTCATATCCAAATCATGCTCGTAAAAAAGCCTAAATTTAATCTCCAAGTAATTCTCTAAAGATATCTGAAATAACGAAAAGAGATCTGAGCCCTGAGGGAAAGGCAATATCCGCAGTGACCTCCTTACCACAAACCGGACAAACCTGTTTTACATCAATCTCGGTACCAATCTTTATCTTCTCAGAAAGACCAAAGTATAGGCTATATTCTTCCTTCGACCAATAATCAGACTCTCTCATCCTCATAAGGATCTTTTCATTCGTTAATCCCCTCCATTCTTTTAGAATAAATGGAGCAATCTCTAAAAACCCTTCGTCTATATCTATATTTCTAGCAGAGCAATATACAACAAAGTCGCTTATTGCACTGTTTATACCTATAGTAGGAACAGTCATTTCTATACTTTTACCTATTTTCTTAACGTCAAATACAAAACTTCTTGTTGTTGGATTATAGTATTTTACAATTCTATCCTCCAACTCATAGGATCTTAATCCTCCAGTCCTTAATTCTATACCATTAGAAAATGGACACTCCGATTTGTTTTCACATTTTGTTTTAGGCATAAGAATTATCGAGTTTTCACCACTTATAAATGTTAAATCCCTTATCGCCATAATTGCAAAGAATCTATCCTCCTGAATAAGATCCTTAAATGACACTACACCCTCCCCTGGGTAATCCATTCTTAGACATCTATCTATAACATATCCAAGTTTTTCCTCGATGTCCAATCTATCATCTTCATCGATTGCTGAAAAGTGTCTTATCTCCTTTACTTCAGCTGCTCTAATAGCTATTTTTGTTCCCTCTGGATAAAACATACCTTTCGATGGAAGCAATCCGACAGGTAGATTTTTCCATCCCAAATCGAATGATGGAGAATCAACGTATGATTGTGCTTTACCAAATGATGTTATTGGTTCTGGCTGGATTTTACCGTCATTTATATTTCCGAGATTTACAACAGGTTCAGGTTGTCTAAATATAGGTTGTTCCTGTTCCTTTATAGCAACAGATTCATGCTGTCTAAATATAGGTTGTTCTTGTTCCTTTATAGCAATAGGTTCAGGCTGTCTAAATATAGGTTGTTCTTGTTTCTCCATCGGAGCAGAAATTGTTTGTTCGGTTATATGAACTTGTTCATCCTCCATCGGATCATCATATACCATTCCACTTTGTTCCTCTCTCATTTTTAATATCTCTTCCGGTGATATATCTAAATTACTCATAAAAAATTAATTTTATTCTATATAACACAACACAAAAAAAAAGGCCAAAATTTGACCTTAATTTTAGAATTATCTTTTATTATAAAAATAGATCCTCCCAGTAATCACAAACCCATGATGTTCTTATGGTATAGATAGCAGGAGTTTCATAATCAAGATCCATTGCGTTTATAGGTTCACTTATGAAGCAAGAAGGAATTCTTATTCTTCTAAAAACATCACCTTGTTTATTAAATATTGAAATTAGGATGGATCCAACATAGTCATTTTTAAGACCCATCGCTCCAGTTAGAGGATTATAGATCAAATCAGACCATTGTCTAAGTATTTTGTAAAGCTCCATAGAATTGGAGTTATTAAGGTTGACCTCAAATTCCATGGAAAGATTCATATCACTAGTTTGAGGTTCACCTCCAGCATATCTTCTGGTAGCAAACTTATAGTTTTGATTTACCGTCTGTGCAGGAGCAATATCAACAGCTAATCCTGTTATAGATTTAACCTGCTGAGTCAATATGCTTTCACCATTAAAAGTTGTACTAGCCGAAACTATAGCAGCAGGTGGGCTTATCAGTACTTCAAACTGATTAAGAAATACAGGCTCAAAATTATTTATACCTGCAAGTGAATTTGTAAAATGTGGTAATCCAGCCATTTATATTTTTTATTTTATAGGAATAGATCGTCCCAATAATCAACGGCAAATACCATATCATCTATCTTATATAGATCAGTACTTGTGTAGTTTAGATTCATTGGTGAGATAGGTTTAGTCGGAAACGTATCCTTGCATGTTATTCTCCTATAAACGTCACCAGCTTTATTGAAAACCGAAATAATTATAGTTCCAGTGTAGTCATTTTTAAGACCCATCGCTCCAGTTAGAGGATTATAGATCAAATCAGACCACTGTCTTAAAGTTTTAAAGACGTACATGGAATTTGCATCATTAAGGTTGACGCTGAACGTTATACTAAGATCCATAAAGGTATTCTCAGGTTTCGATCCCGCATAATTCCTTTTAGCAAATTTATATTTCTGTTGAACCGTTCCTGGATTTTTATCTAGAGAAAGTCCATTAACCTTGCTAACGTGTTGTAATAAAATGTTACCACCCGCTATAGCAGCCGGTGGTATTATTGTTACCTCGAATTGATTCAGATAAACAGGTTCATACTTGTTTATCGATGATAGTGAATTTTGATAATGTGATAGTCCTGCCATAATTACTTATATTTATCTTCGTTGTCCAAAAAGAATGAAATTATACAAATTGTATAAATCCTCCAGCAGCTATTCCTCCTGTTCTAGTAACGGTAATTCTATTTATGAATTTATGTATACCCCTAGCAGGTTCGATTATAATATCGATTATACCCATATTCATATCTATAATAGCCGGTGTATTATTTGACGAGTCCATTATTGTCTGATAAGCGTAAATACCACCACCAGATCTAACACCATCAAGATAATTATCAACCAATGTTTTAATTTCCAATCTTATCGAATCCTCATTGAAGTCGAAAAGATAGTTTGAAAGTATTTCCTGAGCGTCGTTTTCTATACTAATTAAAAGGTCTCTAACATGAACTAAATTAAATGCAGAGTTTACTTGCTGATATGCTGTTTGATTACCAAATATAACAACACCAATACCTCTTCTTTTTATTATAGGGTTGATACCAAATGTTTCAAGATTTCCTCTGTCCTCATCGGTAAAATCATACTCAGTACCAACTATGTTACCACCACTTATTATACCTCTTTTCTGTCCTGCTACAATAGCATAAGGTTCACCGTTTGCAAATTTTCTAATAAAATTATTCGATACGTATGCTGCGGGCGGAACGTTGATGTTTTTATTTCCACTTCTTATAACTATATAAGGTGAGTAGAATGCACAGAATTTAGATCCCTCTTCCTCTTTGGGTAAACCAAAAGTGTAACTTGGATTAAGTGATAAATTACCACCCTCTACAATATATCCGGTATTCAAAGGTGGATACGGATTAACAGCAGTAGGAGCTTCAGTAAATAAAGGATCAGTACTAGCTCTAAATTGTGCCATCGAAGGGGCATTTATAATAGCTAACGCCTGTTGTCTCATTTTTGCAAGTCTACTGAATTGCCATTTGGATTCAGGACCAATTATACCGCTAAATGTATCAACGATATATCTGAATGATATAACATCCTTAGAAGCAAGGGTTTTAGCAATATTAGTATCATAAATAACAGCCAATATCTCCTCCAGTCTAGCATCAGTCCCATTTGGTCTGTGTCTTTCCTTCATAGTAAATCCTTTAAGGAATGTAAAATCGAAAGATGTTGTAAACTGAGGTATAGATTTGAATTTCTGTACCCTAAGAGCTTCACCACTAGCGGAATAATATAGAACTGGTCTTGCAGTTTCAACTCTTAGTAAACCAAATGTCGAAGTCTTTGAAACAGACGTAACTCTAGTAAGCCTGTTTTGTCTATTACCAGTTTCAGGTTCACATATATCAAGATCAGTAGAAACTACCCAATCACCCACAGCTAAAGGGGAAATCCCACTAACCATATTAACATTAAATTTAGTAACATCAACTCTAGTACAATCAATAAACTTGTTTATAGATCCTATTTGTGATATTATATCCAATTTCTGCGCACTTACAGGAAGACCTATATTATCCGAGGAGTAAGAAGTTCCAAATCCTGCAATATCCAATATGGTATTATTATCAAAAGTATCCTGTTGTGAATATGCTCTTGAATAGGTTAAACGGAATTGATCTTTATCAACGGTATTTTGGAATCCTATATATTGCCCAGAAGGAGTACCTGTCGGTGTGGTCCATATTGAATCCCCATCCTCAAGCTCGTTATATTTACGATTCTGATAGAATGTCGATGCGTTATATGCAACAACAGAATTAGTATATCCAGTTGGAGCACCAGGTCCAGTAGCACCGTTAGGTGTTGCTAAACTGATTATATCAAAATAATCAGAATTACCAAATTGATAGGAGCCATTATAGTAAGGTTTATTACTTCCAGATGCACCAGTATTATAAGTTGCTAGATCGAATGTAGGTTTAACTGTAACGCCCTGCGATCTATACTGAGCAGTATCCAGCGGATGTGTCCACCAGATAAGAAGTTGTCCGCTTACGTCTTTAGTACCAGTAACTTTAAGTTTAACTATATCTGCCTCATTAAATTGGCTTATTAAAGAACCTGTTAATCCAGCAACCCCACTAACAACACCCAATATAAATTTCTCGTCATCAGAAGAAGAAACATTAAGGAAAGATTTTAATTGGGCTCTTTGTGCAGCATTTACTAGATTTCCTGGTGTTCCTATACCGAAAGCACCACTTGTCGGGGTCTTTGTTTGAAGATAATGCATACCTGTATCAAAAGCATTGGGATCATACGTAACAAAAGATCCCTGAGATACCCCTGCAGTTGCACCGGTTATAGTAAACAGTGTACCAACTTTAGTACCAGACGTAAATCCAGTAATACCAGCGGGACTAACAAATCCGGTAGCACCAGTTATACCAACAACATTCTGAGTGTATAGATAATCTGCCTGTAATGCTTGATCATAACTTAGGAAGTTTATTCTAGGATTAGGAAGATCTCTATTTCCACTAAGCTCATCGATTAGATGATTACCAATCAGATCAATTTTTGAAGAATTGTTACAAATATCATCAAATGCTTGTTCATCTACAGCACAGAATAACCCCGTTGATGCAGTATTATTGTTTATTAAAGTTTGTATGTATCTATTGGTACCGTTAAGGTCTACGAAATCTGGTATAATACATCCAGTAACGGATGTAACTATAGAAACATTTGGATTTGCAAGAAATTGATCTATCTTGGATTTTACAAATCCGTTATTTGTAAAGTAGGTAGCCCATAAAGGATCTTGATGAAGAGCTTCGTAGTTTGTCCAATCTCCATATACCGCGATAACATCAACAAAATAATCACTCATATAATCATAAGGATGCATAAAGGATGGTACATTATTAGCACCATACCAATCAATCGCAAATATATTATATCCACTTAGAGGTGCTGTCGAATCGGTAGATTTTCTAACGATTACACTCATAGGGGATTTTCCAAGATTTGTTAGATTAAATAATTTTCCTTGATCCGATATACTTAGTGTGGCTAAGAAATAATTAGGATCAGCAAACCAAAATCTTTCCTTGTTATAGTAGGAAGAATATAGTTCGCTGGTAACAACACCATTGTATTCCTCAGTATCAACTGAGAATGATCTATACGTAACCTCATCAGGATCAGATGATTCAACATTATCGTTCAATTTTAAAAGATTCAATGCAAAGACTGGTCCAGCATTCAAACAAGTTAATATTGATCTATGGAAGAAAGATCCCTTATTTTCAAGAGACGCGTCAATGTCACCAAAGATTGATATCATTGTTGTTACATCAGGAATATAAACAGGAGTATTAAAAGGTCCCTTATTAGAGAAACCTATAACAAGCCTAATTGTTTGTGATGTAAGTATGACGTTTTGTGATGCGTCAAATTCAAGCGTATAGACACCAGATGCTCTAAATTGAGAATAGTCTATTTTTACCTTATTTGCCATTATTTTTCAATATATTTTTACTTCTGTACTATATATCAAAAAAGAAATGAGAATTATTGATGCTACATTAAGTTATTGAAGTCGCTATAAGATTTACCTTCCTTAGTGGATGGTCCCTTCCTATCGTCATCCATAATTTGATCTCCCTCAAGTTTTCTTATTATGATATCCTTATATTCACTTTCCTCCATCTCGTCAAAAACTTCACCAACTAAATGGTTGAAGTCATATCCATCCATTAACCCAGGAAGATTTACCAAAGTCATTGCTACGTCGTCATGCCCACTCTGGCTAGAGTAAGTACCTCTATTATTAAGACCAAAAGTGAACAATTCAGGTATGGTCCATTTTTTTTCATTTACCAATATCCGATTTTCTCTTATAAGGCTTCTTAATAATTCGCAATATTTCATTTTATTCTTCTCGTTGTACTTTATTCCGGGTTTTAGACTTCTAGCACTCTCCGAATGTTTAGTGAAAAGAAACATTTCATCGAAAAAATTATCTCTGGATATCAACTTATCGTATAATAATTCACCCTTGAAATTCATCTCCAATGCTATTTTTACCCTGTCAACAGTAAAAACATTCTCGCACAATACTTGCAGAAGCTTAACCACGTCCTCTAGTTTTATCTCATTATCCCTAAATACCCCAATTTGAATGAGTCCAAAAAAATCAGATTCATCCTCAAATTCTTCCTTACTATTTATAATAGCCTTAGGTAATGGTGTAACTTTAAAAATATTAATAACAGTAAAATCACCCTTACCTCCACCACTGAGATCTATGGAAAGTACAAATTTCTTTCCTGGTTCATTACATCGATCAATATCAAATTTAGGATGCCATCTGAAATTCTCATAATTTATATTATTATTATGAAGCTCACTTATCTCTTTCCATTCATACTCAGTCTCGTTTTTCTTGATTCTCTTTAATTCATCAGATCCTAGTAACAAACTCGAGGAACTTAAAAATTGATTACCATACTCCTGATTAAAAAGCTCCTCACTTCCAAGGTTACCTATCTCCCTCTGCTTCCATGCTTCATCTCTTCCAGGTACTTGCCACCAATCTACCCTTATTGGATTGAAGCTATTATCTCCATCAAGAGCTCCCTGATATAACTCATAGAACTTATTCATCCCGTTTGGTGTCGATGTTATTATAATTCTAGAAACCTTGGAAGATGATACTGTAGGATAAGTTGATCTAAAGAAAGCCTCCATAAAGTTTTCGTTAATATGAGCAAACTCGTCCATGTATAGAAAATGAATAGTAAATCCAATACCAGATGTCTTTGTTGTTGTTTTAGCCAAGACCCTACATCCATTATCAAAACGCATCGACATCACATTATTTATGAGCATCCCAGGTTTAAGAAAGAACGGAAGCCCTTTTATAATTGACTTTATTTTATCCATCAATTCCTCCGCAGTATCACCAACGTTGGCAAGTATCATGGCATTTTTATCGTGATTGAAAAGTAGATACCAAACTAAAATTATGGAGGATGTTATAGATTTACCAACCTGTCTGGGAGCTAGAAATATATTGAATCTATTCGATTGATATTCTCTAAGCACGGATTCCTGGTAATCCCTAAGGTTTATGTACTCCAGACCAATATCAGTCATTACCTTACAATATTTTGCAAAATAAGAAACGTCCTCAGCACACTTCTTCATTTCGAAAATTTCATCCCTAGTATATTCCCATTGAAGATTTGGCTTCTTTAATTCTGGGTCCTGCTCATAAAAGGGGTTATCGACATCCTTATAATCCAATCCCTCCTCATCTATTCTTCTCAGAAGTTCATTTACTCTCTCAGTGTTCCATAAGGAGGTTTCTATTTGTTCCTGCTTCTTTTGTACTAATTCTCCCATTTTTAATATAGTTCATCCTCAATAACAAAAGCATCGGAAGCATCGGAATCATTATCTATTCTTGAAACATTTGGATTATCAAGATCCATTATTTTTTTATGCTTAGCATTTACTACAGCATTAGGTTCAACAACTTCAGGAGTTATATCGACAACTTCCGATCCTATTAGATCCCTAAGTCCCTCCATTATTCCTCTGGTACCTCTGGATTTAATTCCACCATTTTCAGTAATTGTTGAGGGGGTGCTATACGAATCACTGTTTATATCCTGATTCATAACAACCCTATTGTTTTGTTTTTTCTCATCTATTTCTATTCTAGACTTCTTGTAATTTTGCTCCATTTTCTCCAGATAGGCCTGATAATCTTTAGGCATCTGCATAATCTGGGATTGCATTTGTGCTAAAACCTCAAAAAGTCTAGGATTTGTATTACCCAAATCTATTTCCTCAAGTATTTTAGTTATGGTATGCTGAGCGGTTTTAAGTTGAAACATCATGGCGGAAACGTTCATTGTATCCATCTTCTTCTTATGTTCAACGTGATATGCTGATTGATTTTCAGTAGTTAGATCCACATAGAATTCAGCTAATGAATCCATAAGAACTTTAGCATCCGCTGCTGCTGAGGATTGCGCTCCTGCGAAATCCATTAAATCCGTGGTTTTTATTCTAGGGAGATCAATAGAATCAGCAGAAAAAGAAACATTGAATCCCTCGTCCATTAATATGGAATCTAAATTTTCTTTTATTCTTTCCTCTATTACCTTCTCTGGTTTTGGTTTTCTTCTTGGCATAATTTATTTATTTCTTGCAAATTTTGGGATATTTAGCAAAGGTTTAGCATTATCTATTATATGTGCTAGTTGAGAATCTCTAACAATATTCTGATTAAGCACTGTTGATTGGTTATCTATATCTATCATATTCTTAAATAGTCTTACATTACTAATGTATATTGGACCGGTGTATATCTTGTAAGAGTTATTATCGGTACCGTAATATGGACTAAACTTATTGGTAACTATATTTGAAGGAGCGCTGAAAACTATATGATCAGTAAACATTCTAGAATCCTCTTGTAATTTCTCAAGCTTACTAGATTGATCGGGCGAACTGTTTGTTGGATCGTAAGTAATTCCCCATATTATTGACGATATTTGTTTATAAACATTCGAGAAGTTTATAACTATACCATACCATTCGTCTATGACTGGTACAAATTGTAGAGTTGAATTTATTGTAAGATCATTGAATCTAACAACAAGACTTCCGGTTTCTAAAAACCTATTAGTTAAATCATCGGTAATACCTGAATGTATAATATCTGCTCTAAATCCTTTAATGTCCCCATTTTGATCCTCATAAAGTCCACTTATTAAATTTCTAGATTGTGCTTTTTGCATTATCCATGTTGTTGGCTGGAGAGAAAAATTTTGGGATTTATTTATAACAGTAAATCTATATTCATCTATCACAGACTCAACCTTATATCCGCCACTATGTGTAAAATCACCTTTTATCGCTACATACCCCTCAGGATTACTGTCATATGATTCCCATCTTTGGAGATTATGCTTTCTTGGGTACGAATTAAAGACAAGGAGATCATCATCATATGATTCCAAAGTGATATTTACAACAGGATATGGTCTTTTGGACAATTGCTGATTATTATAAAGATTTCTAATACTGAACCATGATGTGAATGCTAATTCTTCACCTATACTAATTTTTGGTAGCATCTTGTATCTTATTGCCTGTCTATATTGCTTGGTTGCATAGGTAAAATCTGAATCATCAGCAAAAGCTGAATAAAGATCATAATAATCGTTAAATACTATTGTCCAGTTATTATTGAGATCATACCCAATTATTTCTAGATCCTTATAAACATAGGATCTTATAGGATCCTGCGACATTTGTGTTATCGTCGTTGCATACTGTTGGGGATTTGTTATTTTAAGTTCCTCGTTCTCAACCTCGGTTCCAAATAAATCACTAGTAGTAAGACTTATACCATCAAGTTCCTCTTTGTATGCAGGATCTCTAAAATATGTGTTACTTTTAGGGTTATATTTCTTAAGCTCCATTTTAAAATAAACAGGAGCATTCATAAAGTCTCTAAATAAATAGGTCGAATTTATTTCATATATTCTATTTGTTATTGGAAAATATATAATGTCCCTCTTTCTTGGCTGTGATCCTCTACCAAATATTGACTCAAAATATCTTTTATCCATCTGAACCTCAAATGGATCTTCATAATTTAATCCAAAAGGATCAAAATTTATTTTATTGTCAGGAAATTGATTCTGATTAACCATTAATTTAACACATTTCTCGGAGACAACATTAAATATTGTGTATTCTCTAAGAACAACGTCCCTACCCCTAGCCTGTGGCTGAACAGAATAATAATTTGCATCAAGTCCAAACATCTTATTGACCATAAGACTTAAATCCTGGTATATGTTTAGTGCTTTATTGACAGCATAAGGTTTAAATGTAAACCCACAATCGGAAAATACCACAGGTCTATTCGAACTCTCAGGAGAACAAACTGGTGCGGGTCTTATCTGAACCTTCTCCGGTCCTACCACGAAATCAAGATCAAGATCGAAGCTAACAATAACCACCGATGGATCTATAGGTTCATTAGAATTATAAATTATACCACCATCCGAGCCTATTAAAACAGAGGTAAATCTAAACTCCGGATAAAATTTATTGGCAGGATCCAGATTTATAGGAAAAACATCAGAAAAATTATTTGTTAACCCATTAAGAGCTGTTCCAACATTAGTCCATAACGACCATGTTTTTCCATCTATGCTGTACCTAAAATCTATTACTATATCATCGGAATTAAGTATTGGCCCATTATTATTCGAATAGAAAGTATCTATTATCCATCCGTTAAATTTTGTTACATTCTCGAAAGGTTTATCCCAAGATAATACCCTATAACTACCTATATACGTGAAGTTTAAGGCACTTTCGAGTTGTTCCATTCTTAAACCATAGTATTCAGGAGTTTCGCACGGCATATACATTGTATTACCGTTTACCACAATTTCATGGAACCCACCACAACCTATCTGTTTAGCTCTAGCCATTGCGGCTCCCTCGGTACTAAATATATTATCAACGGAGGATTCCAGAACCTTCTCCGTATTTTCTAGTCCATCGTGATATGAATATCTAGGATCAGAAATACTATATTGCTCGCCCTCGGTATTATACACAGGCGTACCTTTTTTTGGAAATCTATTCTCTGGGTAAAAGCTCATTCTTATTTGTACTTTTTCTTATATATCAAAAATTCCTAGACTACAAACAAAAAAAGAGGATCTTACGATCCTCTTTATAATTCTATAAGTTACTTTTAGATTACGATTTCTTATAAATACCACTAACAAGGTCAAGTTTACCTTCACCATGCTCAGCAACAACTTTAGCTTGTAGTTCCTCTTCTCTGATATTTATTTTAGCTGCCTCTTCATAAAGGTATTCAAGTTCCTGATTCATCATTTCCAGATCTCTTTTATAAAAAGAAACTTGGACATTCAATCTACCTATCTTTACCACGTTTTCGGTAAGCTCATCCTTTAGAGTTTGAACCTCTAATAGTAACTCATCATTTAGTTTAATTTCCTGACTCATTTTAATTTTTTAATTTATACTAATTTTATTAGATATTGTTTCGATTATATTCCACTTCTTCTAGTAGGAAAAACCCCACCTATTATAGGTGCAATGAATTGTGAAACACCCTTCCTTGAATCTCCACCGTCCAGGATGTCACTAAAGTCCTTACCCACGGGATTGGGATTCGAATAGAAATTACCAGAAGCCTTAACTTCCATTATCTCCTCGCTGTCATTTTTTCTAACATAATTGTTTCCTGTACCTACAAAATATAACTGATCTCTCGTTTCACTGTCACTTCCATCAATTATCATATTTTCAATTGATAATATTCTATCGTCTATTGCCATGTCTATTAGTTTTTTTATAATATCTCTCTGTTTCGAGGAGGATTTGTATTTTTTGATATAATCTGTTTAGCTTTAAGTCCAGCTTGCATAAGGTTACCTCTAAATCTCTCGGTCGAAAGGTCCTTATCAGGGAAATATGTTTCAAGAGCTATTGAAAAATTGAATGTTATATATTCCTGATTTCCGTATGTGAATTCATATTGCTTTGTAGACTCATAATCCTCAGGAAACCCCACGGTTGCAGGAATTCTTATTCCTTCGTATTCAAAACTATAACTATAAGTTTTATAGAATGTTCTGATAACACTTTGATACATCTTGAAAGAATCAAGAAGTGTATCTATTTTCATAGCTATGTTAAAAGTAATATTAAGGGGTATGGATGTAGTGTGTGAGGAAAGGGTTTTCATTTCACCCTTTACGTCTTCAACCGCATAGGACATTCTAACATATTTATTAGTTAATGCTTGAGTATCAATCATACTCGATTGATAAGAAACTACACCTCTCGGCAGAATATCGTAATTACCCTCAGCATGTGGTTTATCAGTAACACAATCCTGATACTCTATAAAGGAGTCCTGAAGGAAAGCTTCATCCCCTGTAAGGGAAAAAAAGAATGGAACATACACCTCTATTTTTTCCTGCTGATCATTCACTTGAAAGTATGTTACTTTCTCATTTAACGATCTAAGCAAACCTATTATTAGATTTCTTAGATATACGTCATCCATATTAAACTTCTCCAAAAATCCGGACATATAATTCTATTTTTATGTTACTATTACAAAATTTGTTTTACTTTTTACTGAAGATCCCGCTGCATTGGATGCAGTCATTGTTACAGTATAAATACCAGGGTTATTATATATAACGGTTGGATTTCTACCAGTACTTCCTGTTGGAGATGCTGAAGGTCCAAATACCCAATTCCACCCGGTCGGTGCAAATTGCCAAGGATTACTAACACTCGAATCTATAAATTTTACGCTACCACCAGTAGCTACTCCAGCGGGTAGATATCCAGTAATTACATTTTTTGTTCCACTTAACGCAACAATAGGTGAAGGCGAAACCGTAAATTGCCTATTATTAATTACAATTATAACCTTAGCATTTGGAGATAATTCACCAATATCCGTGGTTTTGAGAGAAATATACATACCAGCGGTTAATCCAACAGTACTTGTAACATTTATAATAGAAGCAGAGCTTGTCGCTCCTGCTGCTGAAGTGTATATTGGGGGTTGACCTTCCCATATAAAATCAGGATATGGTGGGGTTGGCACAGGTCCTTGTCTCGTAATAACCCCATCAGGCGTACTGTCAAAATCAGGGTATCCTAAAGGTATATTATCAAGTCTTCCTGGTGTTTTTTGTTTTATGATAGGAATCTCAGCATATCTTATTTGTAAGGGAAACCCTGAATCATCACAATATTTAGGATGTTCAAAAAATCCGGTTAGATAATCAGATTCAGATATTGCTGTAATATTGGTATAATTTAATCTAAGCATCTCCGAACAATCCCTAACTGTACACTGGCTCAATGTCTTAATAACTGCAAATGACTTAACCGTACTTTCTATAGTAATTCTTGCTATATTTGGGTTGTCATAAATTATAAAGAAATAATTACTAGTTGTAATTTTTGAGATTATTGGTATATTTCTAGGGGAAACTACATTTGTTAAATACTCATTAGGAATATTTGTTCTAGGAGCAAGCAAACCAACACCAAATATACCCATTTGTTTGGCTGACGAAGGAAGGACTTCCATATCCTCTATAGAAGAAAACCTTAAACCATCCACCTTATTCTTCGTGCTCTTTATAAGCATATTTTTTTGAGCCTCTGATGGTGGAATTTCGAAGCTAGTAACAGGAATACCTCTCAATTCAGGAATTTTATCCTTGTTGTTCTTTATTAAAGCATTTTCCTGCTTTGGACTTAATTCCTTTGGTTCCTGATTTACCCTTATGGATTGTCTAGATCTCAATTTAGTTTTTTTATTCTATATATTCGAAAGATCAACTTATTAAAATTGATCAATCGTCATAGAAGAAAAACTATTTGTCTTTTTTATGTCTATTTTCCAATCAAATATCTCATGTGGCATAGGAGCATGATTTATAACAAATATATTAAGTCCCATCTCTCTAGAATTTTTTTGTAAAACTCTAAGTATAGATGTCACACCGTCAGGATCCACAGAACTGAATAATTCATCCAGAAATAAAAGATTAATCGTACTAAATTTTAATTTCATCAGTTTCATTATAGCGATGAGAACAACAAAATCAAC